CGGCGTCGAGCGCGGACTGAACCCCCGCGACCAGGCCCGTGAGTTCCGCCGCAGCATCGGCCTGACGCTGCGTCAGGAGCGGGCCGTCCAGAACTACCGCCGCCTCCTGTCAGAGGGCAACTCCGAGGCCCTTAGCCGCAACCTGCACGACGCACGCTTCCTGCCCAAGGGCTCGAAAGCCCGGCAGAGGTTCCTGGCGGGGGAGCCGCTAAGCCGTGTCCAGGTGGACCGCATGGTCAACCGGTATTCGGAGCGGTACGTCAAATACAGGGCCGAGGTTATCGGCCGGACGGAGGCTCTCCGAGCCGTCCACCAGGGCAACGTCGAGATGTACCAGCAGGCGATTGACGCCGGTCAGGTGCGCCAGGACCAGCTGCTCCGGACCTGGGTGTCTGCCCGGGACGAGCGCGTTCGCGGTTCTCACATGCGGCTGAACGGCCTCGAGCGCGGCTTCGAGGAGACCTTCCCGGGTGACGAAGGTCCGATCCGGTTCCCCGGAGACCCGGATGCTCCCGCTGCAGAAACCGTCCAATGCCGCTGCGCACTGACCACGGTCATCATTGGGCCCCTCGACTGACGAGCTGCCACCAACGCAACGCCGGTATGCGGACCCACGTGCCCGCGCTATACTGCCCTGGAACCATTGATACAGAGCAAGCTGGAGGCGCCGGATGACGGACACCCACACCGAGGTAGACCTCAGGGCTGAAGTCCTCAAGGTCGACGATACCCTGGGCCTCGTCATGGGGTACGCCATCGTCTGCAAGATCGACGGGGAGGAATACTACGACCTCCAGGGCGACCACATCACCGAGGAGGCCATGCTCAAGGCCGCGCTCGACTTCATGGAGCACAGCCAGGTCGCCAAGGAGATGCACGCCGGCGACCAGACCGGCAAAGTCGTCTTCGCATGGCCCATGACCTCCGACATCGCGAAGGCCTTTGGCCTCGAGGTCGAGAAGACGGGCCTCATGATCGCCGTCCGGCCCGACCCGGACATGCTTGCAAAGTTCCGCGACGGGACCTACACCGGCTTCTCGATCGGCGGCCAGTGGCTGAAAGAGGAGAGCTGAATTGCCCAACGATAAACGCAAGAAGCGGACCGCCCTCAAGATCGCTGAGATCAGCGGCGTGGACGTTCCCGCACAGGAGGGCGCCAAGGCCCTCATCATGAAACGCCACGAGACCCCTGAGCTGCCGGCCGAGCCGGTCGTCAAGGGCTCGAAGGAGGACGTCCACGACGCCCGCAGCGAGCTGGCCAAGAGCGCCGCGCTGACGTCGGCCACGGACGGCCACACCCACCTCCTCTACACCTCCGGACCGGACGGTGACTGGGATGCGGGCACCACCTCCTGGCATGACGACCACTCGCACCCCTGGGTGCGGATGGAAGACGGGTCGATCGTCCTCGGCGAGGTCAACGGTCACACCCACCAGATCGCGGCCATGACCAAGGCCGTCAACCCCGAAGCCGCCGGCGAGGCCGGCACCACAGTCGTAGAGAAGGAGGCTGACATGCCCAACGACACGAAGAAGGCCGCGCCCACCGTGGAAGACCTGCAGAAGCAGCTCGACCGCGCCAACGCCGTGGCTGCCCTGAACGACGCCCAGAAGTCGCACTTCAATTCCCTCGAGGCCGACGCCCAGGACGTTTTCCTGGCGAAGTCCGCGGAAGACCGTCAGGCCGAAGTCGACGCCGTCGAAAAGGCCAAGACCGAAGCCGACCCCGTGGTATACAAGACCCTGGACGGCCTGGAGCTGCGCAAGTCCGCAGGTGAGGCCCTCATCGCGATGGCCAAGTCGAACGACGCCATCCGCAAGGAGAACGCCGCCCTGAAGGCCAGCGCCGCCGACGAGGCGATCCGCAAGCGTGCCGAAACCGAGCTGGAGCACCTGCCCGGTGACCTGGACGCCCGCGTTGCCCTGCTGAAGTCGGTCGAGGCGATCGAAGACGAGACGCAGCGCGCGGCTGCCCTGAACGCCCTCAAGGCTCAAAACACCGCGATGGCTGGTGCCTTCAAGTCGACCGGCCACGGTGGCAACCCTGTGCAGAAGTCGGCAGAAGCTCAGCTCGACGACCTGGCCAAGGCGCATGCCGAGGAGAAGGGTGTCTCGTTCGCGAAGGCCTACACCGCCGTGCTCGACACGCCCAAGGGCCAGGAGCTCTACCAGCAGACGCTCAACTGAGCGTCTGCCCCTATCCAGGGATCAGGACCGCCTCCTGTGACCTAACCGCAACGACAGACTGAAAGGATCATTCCATGTCGTATGAAAGCACCATGGCGGTCAACATGATCGCTGGCGAGGACCTCCGCGGGGACGTCTTCGAAATCCTCCAGATCGAGAACGACGGCGGCGTCGGCAAGGTCATCAAGGCCACGGCCGTGACCAACACCGTCATCGGCGTCCTCGGTGAGGAGCCCCGCTCTGACGCGACGACCGACGGCGAGACCGTCCCGGTCGTGCTGCTGCAGGGCAAGGTGATGATGAAGGCAGGCGCGGCAATCACCGCTGGTCAGCTCATCGTCCCCGATGTGACCGCAGGCCGTGTGGCCGGTGTCGCGAACGTCGGCGCACTTGCCGTTGACAGCATGGCCATCGGTATCGCTCTCGAGAGCGCGGCCGACGGGGACATCTTCGAGGTCCTCGCAATGCCGATCGCAGCGCCGCACTCGGTGTAACCCAGTCGGGCCCACACTGAAATCCTAAGGAAAGGAAAAGACCATGCCCTTCACGCAACCGTCGCGGTCCGACGTCCACGTCAACCGGCCGCTGACCAACATCTCCATCGGGTACGTCCAGGACGCGAACAACTTCATCGCGGGCCGGGTGTTCCCCCAGGTCTCCGTCGGCAAGCAGTCGGACGCCTACTTCACCTACGAGCGCGGGGACTTCAACCGTGACGAGATGACCGAACGGACCCCCGGCACCGAGAGCGCCGGCGGCACGTACGAGATCGGGAACGACACCTACTACGCCCGCACCCGTGCCTACCACCGGGACATCCCGGACCAGGTGCGCGCGAACGCGGACAACCCGATCAACCTGGACCGCGAGGCGACCATCTACGTCACGCAGAAGGGTCTCATCAAGCGCGAGGTGACCTGGGCAACCCAGTACTTCACCGCAGGCGCCCCGGGTGACACCTGGACCTTCGACGTCGACGGCGTTGCCGCTTCGCCGACCGCCGCCGCCTCGTTCGATCCGACCAACGCAGCCAACAACGACAAGCTGCACTGGTCCGACGCCGCCTCGACGCCGATCGAGGACATCCGCCAGGGCAAGCGCTACGTCCTGGAGGAGACTGGCTTCGAGCCCAACAAGCTGACCCTCGGCCGTCCGGTCTACGACGCCCTGGTCGACCACCCCGACATCGTCGGGCGCATCGACCGCGGTCAGACCAGCGGCCCGGCTCGTGCCACCCTGGTGACGCTCGCCGACCTGTTCGAGGTGGACGAGGTCATGGTCATGAACGCGGTGCTCAACACCGCTCAGAAGGGCCAGACCTCCAACCACTCGTTCATCGGCGGCAAGCACGCGCTCCTGTCCTACGCCCCGGCCACCCCGGGCATCATGACGCCGAGCGCTGGCTACACCTTCAACTGGACCGGCCTGGTCGGTTCCGGCAACGAGGGCATGCGGATCAAGCGGTTCTACATGGACCACCTCGAGAGCGACCGCATCGAGATCGACATGTCCTACGACCAGAAGAAGATCGCGGCCGACCTCGGCTACTTCTTCGGCGGCATCGTCGCCTGATCCTGACCGTCGCCCATCCCGGGCGGCGGCACATCAACGCGCGCGGGGAGCTCTGACCGGCTCCCCGCCTCCCTTCAGGAAAGGACGCAAGTCATGCGCAAGGTCCGCAAGCTCCGTCACTGGAAGCAACGCTTCAACAAGAACGCCGCCTTCATCTGGCGCAAGCCCGTATTCTGGATGGGCGAGGAGGTCAAAGTGGCCGACCCCATCCCCGAAGAACTCGCGAACACCCCCAACAAACTCCGCTGCTTCTGGGAGGCAGGCATCATCGAGCTCGCCGAGTTCGAGGAGCCCAACGTCGTCTCCGGCCGCGTCGAGCCCAAGGTCGAGCCGACCCAGACGCTCATCGGACACGACGACTGGCCCGCCGAGGTCCAGGTCGGCGACGAGACCGTCCAGCTCGGCGACGTCGTCCAGGCCGCCTTCGA